TTTGGAGCAGCTTGAAACTATCAAACAACAATATGAAGAATATTTTATGCCGACGGAAGACAAGACACCCGCGCAAACTCCACAGTTTGGGGCGCAGGTCAAAGGACAAATGCCCAGTGGAAACACGGGAAAAACGATTGAAAGTATTTGGGGCCTTCCGTCTAAATAGGAGGTTAAAAAATGGCATTTACTCAGCAATCATTAAACTACGCAACAGAATATTCAGAAGCAATGGCGAACGCTTACCCTTACTGGTCGCACTTTTCAGATTTGTACGGAAGCCCTAACAGCGCAACCTATAAACATGTATCAGGTAATGCGGTAGCGGTACAAAGCATGACTGTAAGCGGAGCCAAAGCGGTTGACCGAGATAATCTTTCAGGAAACTTTACAAGGAATTTCAACACCAAAGAGCAAGTTTTAACAATGCGCATGGATAGAGAGTGGGACACCCTTGTTGACCCTATGGACATGCAGGAAGACCCAATTGTGAACATTGCAAATATTACAAAAACTTTTAATGAATTTCAAAAAGTTCCCGAGATGGATGCATACGCGGCATCTACATTATTCAAAGCATCAAGTGATTTTGGCAGTATCGATACGACAGCATTGACCGCTGATAATATCTTATCACAGTGGGATACATACCTAGCTTATATGGTAAATCAGCGAGTGCCCAGAGATAGAATCAGAGCAAAAATGCGTCCTGATACATACAAGCTACTTAAAGAGGCTGCCGGAATTACGCGTTTTGTTGAAGCTGATACAGGCATTAGAAACATTGACCGAAATGTCGGAAAATTGGACGGCGTTTCTATCATGGAAGTACCTGACGATTTAATGATGACTGCATACGATTTTACCGAAGGTTGGGTTGCGGATACATCTGCAAAACAAATCAACATGCTTTTATTTGACCCAATCGCAATTGCGGCACCCGTTGTCTATGAAACATCAATGATGACAGCTCCGACAGCACAATCAAAAGGCAAATGGCTTTATTACGAGAGATACTATTATGATGTTTTTGCTCTAAATCAAAGATTGCCTGGCATTTTTGCACATGTAGCTGCTGAACAAACAATCGGTGCTCTCACAATCACTACCACAGCTGGAGCAGACAGTACACATACAATTCTTCACATTCCTGAACAGGCTCCATTCGGTATGGCTTATGTAGCAAAATCCGACACTGGCGCAACATCTGTGAACTATGGTGATGCTTTAACATCTGGGTGGACAGAAGTGACAGACGGCTCAAGCTTTACAACTGCAAGCGGTCAAACAGTAACTGTTGCACTTGTAAACAAAACAAAAGGCAATATTGCTACTGCTGTAGGTTCTGCTGCCGCAGTAGTTGGGTCTTAATATGGCATACGTTACATATGACCAGTATGTAAAAGAGTATGGAAAATCACCCATTACTGAGGATGAATTCCCCATTTATGCCGAGTGTGCCTCTACCCTGATTGACAGTATCACGCAATATCGAATCGTAAAGGCTGGAGGAATTGGGACGTTTCCAAAATGGATTCAGGAAATCGTACAAAAGGCGTGTGCTGCACAAGTAATGTATTTCACTCAAGTGGGACTTGAAACAGCTTTGACGGGACAAGCAGGGCAATCGTTTACTGTAGGAAAGGTTTCTGTATCTGGAGGTGCTTTATCAAGCACAGGACAGAAAGCAGGAAACCTTATGGTAAGCCCTTTAACCGCAGTGCTTTTAGAGCAAACTCCACTACTGGAAAGAGGTGTACAAGTATGCTCAGACCGATACCTCAATCCCTTTTGGGGGATATGATGACGCTAAAAGTTTGTATTGGGATGGATGTGTGGCAAAAGCCAAGCTGGCAAGACTATACCGTGCAAAATGTTCATATCCAGAACACAAACGAAGTCAAAAAAACAAAAGAAAATACCGAGGTTGTGCTGCGTTCAATTCTTTTTATTGATAGCAGAAGGTCAACACCTTCACTGGATTATGATTCCCTAGCAGAGCAATCCCAGAAAGCGGGGAAACCGCTACGGTGCGTAGTTTTCAACTCTCGGGGGCAAAAGTATGGAGAATACGAAGTACTAACAGTTGACCCTGTACCGGACGTACCTGCAACGCGAATCCATCATATTGAATTGGGGTTGGTGTAATGGCAAATGTAAAAATCAAACGTAATCTTGGTGCGATAACTGCAAAAATCAATGCGGGAGCACAGTCAATGAAAGTAGCTGTGACGGAATCCGTTATCGAGTATGGAAACATTTTTGTGCGACAAGACCAAGGAGAGTTGAAAGACAGCGCATTGAAAGCCAGCCAGCCACAAAAAGGTCTTGCAATTTGGGAAAAAGAAGATTTTGCCAGAAAGCTGTATTATACAGGAACACCGTCCAAAGATGAAAACTCCAACGCTTCTCTCATGTGGGCTGAAAAAGGTGTAAACACCTATAAAAAAGAGCTGGATAAAGTGGCTCAAAACGCTTTTGAGAAAGGACTTGGTAAACAGTGAGTGCATATGACGATGTTTTACTGGCAGTAGTAAATCTGGCGCAAGAAACACAACCATACTCAACCATAGCTATTGGCAGTATGCCCCCTGAAAATGGAATCTCGATGGCGTATTCAAGCGGTTCTCTTGAGACTTATCTGAATAAAAAAGCCGCAGTTACAATGTCGGTAGTCCTAAATGGAAAACATGATAATCAACAAACTGTTCTGGACACACTGGGAAAAATCCATACTTATTTGAACATGCGGAACACGTATCCGCAGGCAAATAATTTTCAAATAGTAAACATTTTGACAACTTCCCCACCTTCCTATTTAGGGCGGGAAGAAAATAGGCAGTGGCTGTATGGGTCGTCACTGGCTATACGATTTTATCTGAAAGGAGACTAAAGCATGGCTGGAAATCTTTTTACTGTCTATGGGATTGAGGCGAGCATTCTAACGGCTTCGAAACCATCCGAAACGTATTCACCTTTGTGCAATGGTATTGATAACCTCGCGGAAGCATTGAACGAAGTCGTACAACAATACTTTTTTCTTTGTGACAAAGGATTTGCACGTAACCACGTAACAGGTATGGCCCCGTCTTATACCTTGACAGGCCGCCGAATTATGGGAGATACCGCACAAGATTTTATTTTCACAAAAAAGTATGGTCTTGGAGCGGACAGGCAAACAACTTTTAAGTTGTCGTTTAATAACGGAACGGCTACTCAAACAATCACATGTCCATGTACGATTTGCAACATTCAGGAATTCTCAGGGGCATCAACAGACGACAGTGCGATTTCATTTGAAATTCGTTTTGATGGAAAACCCTCCATTAGTAGTGGAGATTAAAGGAAAAATGGAGGCTGGGGGATACTTCCAGCCTTTTTTATTAGGAGGATATATGTACACGATTGAAAAAAGCAGAACCTTTGATGACGAACTGAAAATCACAGATGAGAACAGGGAGCTTTTACTTAATATTCATCTTGAAATAAATCCTAGCTTGATACCTCAGTATCGCACACTATCGCTTCGACTGGCTGAATTACAAAAGCAACCCCAACAGGATGTAACCGCAATTGGAGCATGCATCGTTGATATTATGGGGCTTTTACTTGGAAAAACCAATACAGAAAAAATTATCTCATTTTATGAAAACAATTACACCCAAATGCTTTACGACATTTTTCCTTACATACAGCAGGTCATCGTACCGGAAATCAAAAAATTAGCAAAAGACAGAAAGAAAATGTTTTCTAAAAAATGGCGCTAAGTTTCACTAATTCACCCCCAAAATATCTTTATTTTGAAGGGCGAAAAATCAGGATAAAGCCGTATATAAGGAATGTTCTTTTTTGTCTTGAAGTTTTAAACGATTCCGTTTTGTCAAATGCCGACAAAATGGATTTATGTATAAAAGTTCTGGTTAGTCATTGGCACAGCTGCATACCAAAAAAAGAAAAGCTTTTGGAAGAAATCTTCAAATTTTTACAAGGGGACAGCCAAAAAGAAGAGAGACAGAAAGTTTTTGATTTTGAGCAGGATGCAGCTTTAATTTACGCAGGTTTTTTACAGGCTTATGGGATAGATTTGCACAAGAGAAAGTGGAGACGTATGCATTGGCATACTTTTATGGCTCTTTTTTCTGGTTTGCCGGAAGAAACTCGAATCATGCAAATTATCAGTATAAGGGCAAAGCCACTACCAAAACCAACAAAATACAATGCGGAAGAACGCCAGCAGCTTATGAGATTAAAAGCTATTTACAGGCTTGAAATTTCGGAAGAAGAAAGAGAGCGTCAGCTTGCCACAGGACTATGGAAACTCGCAGAAATGCTACAAAGTATGGCAAAGAAAGGGAGAGAATAAGTGGCAGAAGGACAAGTTACATATGAAATCAGGGCAGACGACTCCAAAGTATCAAAAGACCTTGATAAGGCTGAAAAAAAGATGGAATCAGAGCTTTCAAGCGGCAGCAAGAAAGCAGGAGAAGCTATTGACAAAAACATAGGTTCGGCAACCGCAAATGTTGAAAAGAAATCATCTAAAATGTCAACCACTGTCAAGGATTCTTTGGGTAATATTGCTTCGGATATATCTACAACTGTGGTGAATTCAACCGGACAACTGGGAACGGCTGTGTCAGGAATGACAAGCACGATTTCATCCGCAGGGCTTACCGGTGCGGCAGCATTTGCAGGGATAGGAACGGCAGCGGTTGCAGTTGGTGGAATGGCAATTAATGTAGCTGCTGACCTCGATTCTGCTATGGCTCAGTTTGCTGCCTCCACGGGGAAAAGTGGAGAAGCATTGGGAGACTATGAAGGAACACTGAAAGATATTTATGCAGGGGGCTACGGAGAATCTTTTACAGATATATCTGATGCAATGGCAATGGTAACCCAGCAAATGGGTGACCTCGACCAAGCCAGCTTGCAAAATATTACTGAATCAGCATTTTTGCTCAGAGACACGTTTGGTTATGACATCAATGAATCTGTAAGAGCTGCAAGTACCATGATGACCCAATTTGGAATTGATGGCGATACCGCAATGGCCCTTATTGCTAAAGGGGCACAAAATGGATTGGACTACTCAGGAGAGTTACTAGACAGTATCAGCGAGTACTCCGTACAATTTGCAAAAGTTGGGCTTGATGCTGATGATATGTTTAAAATTATGCAAAAAGGAGCCGAAACGGGAGCCTTCAATCTTGACAAAGTCGGCGATGCCATAAAAGAAATGTCGATTCGTGTTGTCGACGGCTCAAATACAACGAAACAAGGATTTGAGCTAATAGGTCTAAACGCTGATGAAATGTCTGCCAAATTTGCTGCGGGTGGAGAAAGTGCGAAAGAGGCGTTTAATCAGACAATAGATGCCTTAGCGGCAATGGAAGACCCTTTGGAACAAAATGCAGCGGGTGTAGACCTATTTGGTACTATGTGGGAAGATTTAGGCCCCGAAGTGGTGACACAGCTTGCGGATATTGAGGATGGAGCATACGCGACATCGGAATCACTGGAGGAAATGAAAGACCAGAAGATGGACGGATTGAACGCAACTTTAGACCAACTAAAGCGTTCTCTGGAACTTCTGATTGAACCTCTTGGAAACATGTTGATTCCTCTGCTTACACAGCTAACGGATTTAATTTTGCCTCTATTAACAACAGTATTGGAACCGATAATGACGTTGTTAACCAATATTTTATCGTTAGCATTGCAACCTATAATGGATTTGTTAAACATCGTTCTTCCGATGCTAACACAGCTACTTGAGGCCATACTTGCACCTTTACAGGATATATTAACAACAATTTTGCAGCCATTACTCGACTTAATAAATATGGCGATTCAACCCATTATTGACTTACTTCAAGGAGTATTGATGCCAATTATTGATAAGCTAATGCCAATTATACAGAAGCTGGCAGATATGTTTTCTGCTACTCTGGGCAATGCAATCAAGGGCGTGAAAGACTTACTTGACCCATTGATTGGGGCGTTTCGTGGTGTCCTTGACTTTATCACGGGAGTTTTTACAGGAGACTGGGAAAAAGCATGGAACGGGATTGTAAACTTATTCAAAAATGCACTCAATATTTTGCCGGCAGCTTTTGAGTGGATAGTGAACGCCATCGTCGATATTATAAACGGTATTACAGGCGGTATTTCCAGTGCGTGGACATGGGCTGGATTGCCGGCAATCCCAAAAATTCCACATGCTCAAATCCCACGATTTAAGGCCGGTATTGATTTTGTACCAAATGATTTTTTCCCCGCGTTTCTTGATGCAGGGGAACGCGTACTTACAAGAGAGGAAAACGCGAGATTTAACGCCTTGGGAGGATTAACCGGACTTGAACAGTCTATGACTAGAAATCTTGCGTACAATGTGGGAGTAAATCAAGCTCCAATAACCATTGTCGTGGAATCCCCCGTTTCACTTGATGGAAAGACTATCTCAAAAAACAGTACAAAGCATCAATATGTAAATACGGCGGTGAAACGATACAAATGATAAAGCTATATATAAACGGAGAATTGCGTGAGGACGTTTGGATTCAGGCGGGGGGAACACTAGAGCAAACAGAGGAGCACACAACGGAATCCAATATATCAGTTAGAGTTCCAATCGTTTCCGATAATCTGGCAGTATATGACTATGTACAGATTTACGATGAGGACACAATTATTTTTGCAGGAAATATTTTGTCTTTAAACCAACAGATGTTAGACAGTGGATATACAGGGCTTGATTTTAGAGTGTATGACCTTGTTATGGCATGTAACGCCGATTTAGTCGCAAACATTCTCGTTGACATGTCTTTTCCGGCAGGCGCAACAGTAACTCAAATTTTAAAAGGTAATCATAATGGAGACGCATGGTACAACGAAAGTTTGGGAGAATTTGCCGGGGTTATCGACACAAGAATTGTACCGGAGGGCTGTACTGTTGGCGCGGTGGCCAACTATAACACCACGGCCTTAGAAAGTACATCTTATGTGTGGGGGGAAACTGTAAAGGAACTTCTTGACAACCTTGCGGAACTCACCCTTTCATACTGGGAAATTACAAACGAAAAAGTTTTCAATTTTCAACCTAAAAGCTCGTCATCAATGGCACCAATAGAACTAACAGAAGAAAGTGAAATTTTTTCCTTAGAGGTGGAAAATGACAGCCTGGCAACATATTCCGCTGTGCGAGTGGTTGGAGGGGAAGGAAAGCTTGCGCCTCGTTATTTCAGTTACCCTTCAGAAGAATTCTATAGGACAGATGCTAAAACCCTCACCACGCCCCATAAACTAGCATCGGTTGACCGAGTAAGCGTTACAGGGGCATCAGGCTGGGTTAAAGTGGGATTCAACGGAATTCATGATAATAACAATGATTATCCTGTATTGATGTCTTACGGGGGGGATACCCTAACAATCAAAGATGATTTCCCTTACACATTTCAATCAAGCAATGGTGAGCTTTACGATGTTGTGCTTATAAACAAGATTACATCAAGAGCAGTTTCAACAGAAGCGCAGGAACGAATCAAAAAGAAACGCGGCGGTACAGGAATTATTGAGTATCTCTTAGAAGATGAAACCATAAGCAATTACAATGATGCATCGCTCAACGCTTCTCGTTTTTTAGATACTCATAAAAACAACATACAAACGATAAAGTTCTCAACGTTCGAAAAAGGATTTGCGGTAGGACAACGTATAACTGGAAACGTTCCATATTATAAAATTTTAGGGAATTACTATGTGGGAGCCGTTGTGGTTAACTTTATTCTTGATGATACCGAAAAATTAATTGCACAATACGACATTGAGTGTACATCATCAGTATACAGAGACAACTACAAAACCTTGTTCTATTTACCTCAAACGCTGTCTTTTGAAATTGGAGAAGGTACCGGGAATATAAACGGATTCTCATACAAGACTGAGGTAGATATCATTATCACACTCAACACTCGTGTCAGCCATATACCAAAGTGGCAGGATGTAGACGGTGACCAATGGAGCACCATTAACAACATTACATGGATAGATTTTTACAACTTCACAGAGGGGGTTACGCTTATGGGAAACTATTCAACGGAAGAGATCAGAAGTGTTTTTGCAAAGTTTGCGCAGGGGGATTTTTTAGATAGCGCAACACCTGATGAGGTAAAAAAAGCTGCATGGTCACTGACAATGGATAACAACTTGATAGCGAATTCAAAAGGGGAAGAGTATGCGTTTACACAGCCTCAAAGTACAACGCCTGTAACTGGAACTGAATTTACTACAACGTATTATTTTTCGGAAAATGAAGCAAAATTCATGATTTCGAAACTGTTGGTAGCTGGAAGCTCTTTGGGGGAACCTAACGTCATAGAAATTCCGGTTGACATTGATAAAAGCCCAAACAATCCACAAGGTCAGTATGCAATGACAATCGGAATCACTGTAGATTTTCAGTAAAGGAGGGAAAATATGTCTTACTCATCAGAAACGCCTGTTTTTGGTCTGCCACAATGGCAAATGTCTGATATCATCTCTATGCTTGATTTTAATAATGCATTTTTAAACATAGATAATAAAGCAGTACCAAAAACCAGGAAAGTGAACGGAAAAGCTTTGTCAACAGATATATCCCTTTCATCATCCGATGTTGGAGCGGTACCAACGACAAGAACGGTAAATAATAAAGCTTTATCAACAGATATATCTCTTACTGCGTCTGATGTAGGTGCAGTTCCTACATCAAGAACAGTGAATGGAAAACCGCTGTCTGAAAACATTACGCTAACTTATAGCGATGTCGGAGCAGTATCAGATACAACAACAATTAATGGCCAACCGCTCGAAGGGAATGTTGTTATAAATGTTGAATCAAACTTTTTGGCTGCATATCCAGTGGGTGCGCTCTTTTTCACAACTATATCCACAAACCCCGGCACACTTTATGGTGGCACATGGGCAGCGTGGGGAGGCGGTCGCGTCCCTGTAGGGGTAAATACCGCTGACAGCGACTTTAATACAGTAGAAAAAACAGGCGGCAAGAAAACAGAAAGACACGAGTTCAAGGTTGGATATAAAGGTTACTTCGGTGCTACTGTGGGTGATGATGAAAATATGGTACAAGCATATAGGTACTCTACATCAAGTTATGGTACCTATGCGTATGAAGGAAGTCCTCAAGCAAAAGCGAATGCTGGGCTACAAGCAGCATCAAACACCATTTCGGTAGCACAGGCTTCATCAACAGGTGATACAAGTGCGACAAGTATTGTACAGCCATACATTACGTGTTACATATGGAAAAGAACAACATAAGGAGGAAAGAACATGGCACTGGAAAAAGAACTTATCAACGGAAAAGGTGTGAAAACCACATATCATCGTATAGATAGTATCTCTATGGTAGACGGTATTGAAGTAACGGTAAAAAGTTATACAGATGAAAGTTACAGACAGCAGGAAAAAGAAAGAGAATACCTGATTGAAAGGCAGAAAGAAGTCAAAGAGCAGCTGGAAGCGGAAATGGCAAAAACGGGAGAGGAGTACAGCAAAGAAAAAGTAATTGCGTTGACAGAAGAAAATAACGAGATTGGTTTTCCTGTTCCTCTTGATTTATCCATTTTTGTATATACCTTTCAATATCCTCTCGACAAAGAAACAGCAGTCAGTTATGAATCTATGTATGAAAAGTTAAAGCAAGAGCCTATGTTTGAAGGTGCGATAGATGTAGCAGAGGGAGGAGAATAAAAATGTCAAATAGCAACTTAGTAACATACACAAAATTATCACCAAATATGAACGCGCCGCGTAATCAGCCAATATCAAAAATTACCATTCATCATATGGCTGGTACTCTTAGTGTTGAGCAGTGCGGAGAACTTTTTGCAAACGCAAGCAGGGAAGCAAGCGCGAACTACGGCATTGACAGCAATGGAAACGTGGGGCTATACGTAGATGAAGCCAATCGCTCTTGGGCGAGTGCTTCACCGTGGAACGATAACAGAGCGGTGACAATCGAGGTAGCAAATGACGAAATTGGAGGAGGTTGGCACGTAAGTGATGCTGCTTTTAACAAACTCATCGACCTATGTGCAGATATCTGCCAAAGAAACAATTTCCGCTTGTCTTTTGACGGCACACAAAATGGCAGCTTGACAATGCATAAAATGTTTACAGCTACAGCATGTCCCGGTCCGTATCTTGAAGGGCGCTTTCCTGAAATCGTAGAGCTTGTAAATGCTCGCTTAGACGGTGGACAAGCAACACCTGCACCACAACCGCCAGCTCAAACCGCAGAAATCAACGCATACTATCGAGTACGTACACAGGCGCATGGCTGGCTTCCAGAGGTGAAAAACAATGATGACTTTGCTGGCTTTCAAGGCTCACCGATAACTGATGTTGCAATCAGAGTCGATAAAGGCAGTGTAAAGTACCGTGTACACGTACTAGGTGAGGGTTGGCTTCCATACGTGACAGGCTGCAACATCAACGACTACCAAAATGGATTTGCGGGCGAAGGAAAAGTAATAGATGCTGTTGAAATTTACTTTTTCACCCCCGGTGACATCAGACCATATAAGAGAGCAAAGTATATGGTAAACGCATACTCTTGGCAATACGACAACGAGAAAGGTCAAGGACAAGACGGGTATGCGGGCGTTTTGGGCGTACCTATCACAGAGCTTAGACTATGTATTGAATAAGAGGTAGCTATGAGTATAAACCTAGATATTATTTTATACATATGTGGGGTTATCACCTCAACATCGGCGGCGGTGGCTATCGTCATCAAGCTGATAAATAAAAAGATAACAAAAACAATTGAAAACAACAAAATGTTTAAAAATGTCAATGCCGCTTTGGTATCACAGATACGCTATCAGATAGATACGGCTTTAAGACGAGCGAAAGCAGAAGGACACGTCAGCAACTACTCGATGTCCGCTTTAGAATCGCTTTTTGAAGTTTATAAGGCTATGGGCGGCAACGGCTTTGTTGAAAGCGAAATGGAAGAAATACGAAAGATAAATCAAAATGGAGGGAAATGACATGGACTTTTTAGAGTATATTAAACCGGAATTGTTAATTTTGGTACCTGTTTTGTATGTCATCGGTATGGCTATCAAGAAAACATCTCTTATCGCAGATAAGCTAATACCTCTTGCAGTAGGTGCAGCAGGTATTCTACTATCTATCATCTATGTACTGGCTACCAGTGACCTAGGTAGTCCGCAAGCTGTAGCTATGGCTATCTTTACAGCATTGACACAGGGCGTACTGGTAAGCGGTGCAAGCGTGTATGCAAATCAGATTTTTAAACAGTTTAAAGGCGATAGCTCAAAAGATAGTGATACAGACACAGAACAAAAATAAGCAAAAGCCTTGAAAAAAGCAGACATTTCGGTTATACTAATAATGATGAGATATCAGTAGGACGGGTTAACCGACTGCTAAAGTCCTCTCTTGCTTAGTGCAGGGGAGGACTTTTTTATTTTTACAAATTATTTTTTAAAAAGTTTCCCTTTTTAAGGAAATTTTTGCTACATTTTTACGGTATAGTGAAGGATTTTTTTCGCTAAAATCAAGAAAATTTCGGTTAAAGTATGTACAAACGTGGAATGCTAATGGTATAATGCGAAGAAAGGAGGGAATAAAAATGGAAAAAGTAATGGATGTTGCTAACTGGTTTTTAAGTCAAAGTTCTATGACACACAAAAAATTGCAAAAACTATGTTACTATGCCCAAGCTTGGCATTGTGCCCTTCATAATGGCAAACCTTTATTTTCCGAACCGATAGAAGCGTGGGTTCATGGCCCGGTTATAAGAGATTTATACGCATGCTTTGCAGGTTACGGATGGGATGAAATACCTCAAAAGAGTAGCGAAACAAATTTTTCTGGGAAGGTTTTAGAAGTTTTAGAGGCGGTTTACAATACTTATGGCGATTTTAACGGAGACCAACTTGAGTATATGACGCATCAAGAAACGCCTTGGCTTTTAGCTCGTGGTGATTTAAAACCTTGGGAGCCTTGTACAGAGCAAATTACCGTACAATCAATGCAAGAGTATTACTCCAGAAGATATGCCGAAAGCCAAAACGATTAAAAAGCTCCCAATACGCGATGAGGTAAAACGAACCCATGTATCTAAAACATTACCTTTCAAGCCTATTCCTGAATCTAAAAGTTTCACTTTTTCGTTCGCTTTACTAGACAGAAATCATAAGCTTTTTAACCTAGGAACTCCGACAGGGGAAGCAATAAACGGAAATTGGTTTTTTGATTTATTAGATTGCTTGCAAGAGATTCATGATAAAACATTTGATGAACTTAGATGTTCAAAGTACGATTTACATCCTGTGGACTGGAAAAAAGCTAATACCAAACCTCCGGAAAATTCAGAACAATTAGAATACTGGCAATTTAGGATAAGCAAAAGCAAAGGAAGGGTTATCGGCGCAATTATTGATAATGTTTTCTATATAGTATGGTTGGATGCACATCATAACCTTACAAATAGTGAGGGATATGGAAGAGAACAATTTTATCGTAAACCCAAAAGCGCATATGAGGAACTCGAAGAAGAAAACAAACAGTTAAAAGAAGAAATAGAACTACTGGAACAAGCCTGTAATGAATGTGAAGGTAATATACATAAAAAATAAAAGGGTAGCGGTTTAACTGTTACCCTCTTTTTTATGCAAAAAGAAAAGCGGTGGCAAGCCCGCTTTCTTTTTAATCTTCTTTCTTTTGCTCTTTCAGTAAGTCGTTTACCTTTTCTTTCGCTTCTTCTAAATCCTTACAACCGTCTAAAATCATTGAAACCATTTTTAAAATTTTATCAAATTGTTTATCTGTCATCTCTTCCATGTGTACCGCCTTTCCGATATTTGTAAGAACTTGCCTTCTTACTATCTATATTATATACTATAGTGCGCTATATGTCAATGGAATTAGCGCACTAATTTAAGATTTTTTCAACTTTTTCTTGAATCGCATCTAAATAAAATTGCCGCATACTTGGATACCCTGCTTTTTGGGCTGCTTTTTCGTAAACTTCAAATTCTTCCGGTTTCACTCTGAATCGGATTTCTTTTAATTTTTCTAGGTATTTCAACGTGTATTCTTTTTGTTTTTCATCGTAAGCCATAGACACACCCCCTTATAGATAGTATAGCACTTTATAAAATAGCGCGCTATAGTTAGTTTTACTATATTAGTGCGCTAATGTTTGTGTAATATGCCACTTGCTATATAGTGCGCTATATGTTATACTATAATCACAGTAAAGATAAGAACACAAAAACAAAGGAGATATACAAAATGAAAATCGAAAACTTACTTGAAACTTTACCACAACTTGAAGGTAGTGAAAAACAAATCGCATGGGCAGAGGATATCAGAAAAGAATTTATTGATACAGTTAAAGCAACAGCAAAAGCTTATGAAGAAAATCCGAAAAACACAAAAAGATTTAGAGCAGCAATTTATTTCGGAAATTTTGTTGACTTTACTAAAGGAGTTATCGTAAAATATTTTTTAGAACGTTATGAAAATTTTGACGCATACAATTTTAGTGAAAATTCTGATGAAGAAAACAAAGATTGGTTTTTAAACGAAGTTGATTTTATCTTAAAAAATATCACATCTGCAAAAACTTGGATTGATATAAGAAAAAATATTGAGAACTACACATATAGAACAGAAACACAAATTTTGAACAAAAAATAATTAAAAAGGAGGTAAACAAAAATGAAAGTGCAATCAAATGAGACTTTTAACGATTTTAAGTTCAGAGATATAATGAATAAAATTGAAAGCTTAGAAAATGTTAAAAATTTTGTAGTTGTGGATTTTTATCCATTAGACGGACCGGTTCATGATGTTTACACTATCACAGTGTGTGACTTTAAAAATTTTCTTCATAGATTTTTTAATGAAGGAATGGAAATCGACCTCGCACTATGTGATTTTATAGAAAATATTGAAAATCGATACGTAACCACAAGAATGGAAGATATTGTATGTTACCTTAAATCAAAAGATTGTAAGCAGATAAAAACATATGAAAAGTTTAAGTATATGATGAGCGACTATATATTCCTTTCAAACTTTGGACTTTACGCTTTAGCTGAGAAAGAATAAAAATATTACTTTCTGTTTTCCCTGCATTAGCAGGGGTGTTCCTATGTGGTAAAAAGATAATAAATAGGTACAAAATAAAATTTCCCCGCATTAGCGGGGCTATAGCTGTTCAGCTGTTGAGCTGGGCGGCTTCTTTTTTTTGCAAAAAACTTAAATATTTATTAGTTAAAGTGTATTTAAGTGCCTAAACTCAAAAAAACACCTATTTTTTGTGAGTAAATGCAAAGATATAAGCATTGCTCAAAATATAGATGTTTATTTTAGATTTATGTATTGAAATTTCTTAAACCTTGCTTGTAGGAGTGGGGACTTGTCTCACTATATTCTTTAGAGATATTCTATCAATGGCAAATAGCAGTACACCATACTGCGGGGTGGCACCTCCAGTCGTACTGGAATCACCGATGCAGTGTAAATTTACAGTGTCATCGGTGATTTCTATTTTTACTACATACTTGCGAATGATAGCACGACGATGCTCAAAATCAAGGTCAATTTTCTTTGCGTCCTCTAGTAAACTTTGAATCAGCTTTTCTCTGTCTATAACAGTGTCATTTTGCTTCATGCTTTGCTCTAGGCTCAGTTCTAACGCCTTTATTTCATCTTGTAAGGTGTTTATCCTATCGGTTGTTATTTCAGCGTTTAAACCGTTCTCTATGGCTTGAAACAGATTATTTATAGCTTGTTTCTTTTTGGATATTTCACGCTTAACGGCAGCTGAATCAAAAGTTACTATATCTTTACTTTGGTTTATAATCATATCTGCCACTTGCTCAGCTAAATCCTGATTAAAATTCTGTCTTTTAGTGTGTAGTATACAAAAGATTCAATTTCATCACCACGAACATTTTTGGCTTTGCAAGTTTTCAAACGTTCTTTTGTGGAACATGTATAGTAAACGGTTTCTTCGCCGCTTCTGCGATTTTTGCTTGCAAAACCAGTATACGTACCTCCACAATATCCACATTTTATTAAGCCTGATAATAAATATTGCCTTTTTGTGCGTGTGGAAGCTCCTTTATTTTTGCTCAGTTGGTCCTGTACCATAGTCCAAGTCTCCTTATCAATAATCGGTGGGATTGCGTTTTCTATACGAACAATTTCGGGATTTTCTTTTCGAGTGATACGTTTACGCATCACAGTATACTGATATTTGTTCCAGTAGTATGTACCGACATATCTTTCGTTTCGCAAGAGGTAATAAATAGCATTAGAACTGATTTTGTTCCCGCGTTTACTGCGGTAACCCTCTCTATAAAGCACTTGCATAATATCATCGTAAGACTTTCCCAAAGCATACATTTCAAACATCTTGCGAATTGCAGGAGCTTCTTTTTCATTTATGACGTATTCACCATTAACAATGTCATAGCCGAGGGGAGGAGTTCCCCCGCAAAAACCCGCTTGCTTTGCTTTTGACTTCACACCATCCAATGTTTTTCTGCGTGTCTCGATGACGTGGTTTTGTGCAAAAAGGGCATGAATGCCCTCACTTAAAAAGGCATTTGAGTTAAGATAGTCACTGCTGAGCTGTTCATTGCATGAGTAAAGTTGCTTTCCTTTAGATGAAAATAGCTGCCTTAACTCAAACCAATCTGATATATTTCGGCTTAATCTTGATTGGTCATATATAATAATTGCATCGAATTTTGAGGTATCACAGTCTTTTATTAGCCTTTGCAAACCTTCGCGGTTTGTATTGGTGCCTGTTTTAGCTTCATCAGAGTACACATCAATTAAAATCATGCCGTGTTTTTTGCAGTATTCCTCTGCTGCGGCCATTTGATACATGATGCTGTTTTCCGTTTGGTTGTCTGTACTATATCTGCAATAACTTACTGCTTTAATGCTCATAAAAATTCTCCTATAAGTATTGAAATTCATAGGATATACAGGTATAATGTTATTGTGTTGATTTGCCTGTATATACTATAGGCATTGCCCCTATCCTGTTGGCGCAGGGTAGGGGCGTTTTTTATCTTAAAACTCTATTTTCTTTATCCTTGAATTTACCTGATAAAATCTTTATTATATCCACAATCCAACCTATACAAAAAAGACCGCCGGTGAATAAATACAAAAATCCTTCTCCAATACGATTTACATAAAATTTATGAATACCGAGTATTCCCCAAAAGAGGCATAAAACTAAGGCTATTCCTTTGGATTTAGGACTATATTCTGTTTCCGAAAATTCTAATAATTGATTTTCTTTCTGTGCTGTATTTAGTTTAGTTGAGTAAGATACTCCAGTACCTGGGGCGGATACTCTAGCACGTGCCCCTGTTTTTGAATTTATGGAAACACCACCGTACTTACCACCAACACTTATTCCTGCGCTTTTTTTGCCGACATTTAACTTTACACCAGGTGCAATTTTAACACTTTTTTTAAAATGCATTCCCATAAGATACTCCCTTTCAATACCAAAACCTACATTTTTTAATTACTTTTACTTCACATCGCTTTGGAAAGCAACAGCTTTTCCTAAAATATAAATCTGATTTAATTCTTCACCAGAAAAAACCAACGGGGGAAAAGCAGGATTTTCTGCTACTAATTGAAGAATATTTGTTTTACGATTATAATAAACTCTTTTCAAAGTAGCTTCATTGTCTATAATCACAGCTGCGATTTCTCCATTTTCGACCATTTCCTTCTTGCAAATAAAAACAATATCTCCGTCCATAATACGTGCATTTATCATACTGTCTCCTTTGGCTTTCAAGCAGAAATCAGCATTTATATTTACCCCTGATTCAATATAACTTTCTCTATCCTCGTTAGCATAAACAGGTTTGCCGCAAGCGATTTCCCCCAGTAAAGGAAATTTTTTTTTATCAATAGAGAATATATTATCAAATTTAAGAAATTCAGAACTGGCTACTTTAGTGCTTTCGCCTAACATTTCGTCAATAGAAACATTGAAAAGTTCAGCAAAATTTTTCACAACCGTGTACATTGGCTCTTGTAGCCCGCTTTCATATCGGCTCACTGTACTTTTGTTCATTTTTCCTTGAAATTGGTTATTGTATATCTCTGACAGCTTTTCCATTGTATAACCATGTTCTTTTCTTAATCGTTTTAAGGCTTCTGGAAACATTTATACACCACCTTTGCGTACATAATAGCATAAAAAGTTGATTAATTCAACAATAAATTTAGAAAAAATTAAATTATTTTTTAAAAAAGTTGTTGACAATGCAACAAAAATGTGTTATCGTAAAAGCAACAGAAGAAGGGAGGGAATACAATTGACAAATCGTAACGCTCTTGTCCATAAACCCTATAATAAATTTAAGGGATTTATGAGAGAAAATAGTCTTACTTATAAGGATATAGCCTCAACATTAGGACTTACTATCAGTACAGTTTCAATGAAAATAAATGGTTATTCTGATTTTTACTTGAATGAAGTTGCTTTATTAAAAAGTAAATATGGGCTATCCAGTGATATTTTTTTATAAAATTAGTTGCTTATACGATAACAAAATTAAAAAAGAAAGGAGCATGAAATAACATGGAGCAAGAGAGAGTAAAAAATTCTCGCTGAGCAACTGGAGCTACTCAGTGAGAAATCTAAAAATGCAAATGAGGAGCAACTTGCCAAATTAAGCGAGGCTATGGGAATGATAGCCAACTCTTATTTGATTAATTATGGCACATTGTAACCTTTTGAAACATTTAAGAAAAAGTATCACTACTCATTGACAGCGGTAAAAAGCAAAAGCCACTCGCGGTGGTTTCACGAATGGCTGTTGCCCGTTTTGTTTACCCGAAGCCCCTGCATTTACTTTGTTGCCATGAAGCGTAGCACTATCGCTATTGTTGTAACGGGGTTGCGACCCCCGAGGTGCTACATACAAAGCAAAAATCGAAAATACCACTCGATTTTCTTCGGAAACTGCTTCACTTAGGCAGGACGGTACTGCAACTATAGCCTTAGCATCTGCACCCCCACGGGTTCGGGAACCGGCAATGTCAAAAGTTTGGTCAAAAGAACCACTCCTTTCATTGCCTTTTTGGCTAAAAATATTATATTTGCAGATTTTACCGCTGTCAATGGGTAGTGATACGAGAAGAACAATAATAAGGAGAGAAAGAAAATGGAAAATTACATACCAAAAAGAGAAAAACAAGAAAGTTATATCCATAGGCTAAAAATAAAAAGTGGTGACGGTACCTGTAAATTTTTCCTTGATGATTTTGAGGTAAAAGGCGTTACAGGTTATGAGCTTAAAGGGTGCGACCCCACGGAATCCGAACTGACTTTAAAAGTGAGCGTATCAACTACCGATTTGTTTTAGGGCAACTTGACATAAAATATCTATCCATTACCAGTGGCAAAGAAAAATTCATATATTAACATTCTTTTTCATGATTTTCTCTCATTGGTAACGACTTTCCTATACAAACGTTTATAGCCCAGTTGGTAAATTTTTATTCAATCAAAGTTCTTTGCCACTGCTAATGGGTAGATGTTAAAAGTCAAGAATAGGTGAAAAATAATCACTGAAAGGGGGTGGTACTATGCACGAAATAAAAGGGCGAGCAACGAAAGTGACTATATCAAGAACCACGAGTTATGCCGATGCTTTTTTACAAATTTTATCTGGTGGAAATGTCGAAGAGTATATAAAGAAAAAGATTGAGCAGTGCTCTGTGCCAATATCAAAGGAAGTGACTAAATGAGAAAAGTGATTGACTGGGTGACAATCGGACTAACCTTTGCCTTGACTATATCAGCCCTTGGTGTAGTCGGGAGTTTTGAGCAAGGCAGGCTTGATACAGCAGGTTTTTTTATAGGACAGGCAGTGTGTATCGCAGGGATAGCTTTGCTGGCAGTAGTCCATCATCTTTTAAGTAAAAAAAGAAAAAGCCCCAGAGGAGCGGCAACTCCTACTAAGGGCAAAGAAAAATATATACATAAAAAGTATAGCAGATAGGAGAGCTTGTGTCAATGACGGGAGATTTTTTGATAACGAAAGAATTTTTAAAAGAGCTATCCCCTTGCACGGATGGATATCGGTGGTTTTGTGAAGCATACCCAGACGGCGGGAAGTATCAAGAAGTACTGGATAATCTCTGCGAAATAGATAGATTTGATGATGCGTTCTGGCTGCTCCGTAAAGTGGGAGCGACGGACGATGTTTTGGAGCTGGATAGTATAGATGACAAAGAAAAAAATATCTGCTTTGCTGGGACTATCAGAGCAAGAAAAAATTTGATATTAAAAAATATCGAGGCAGGCAAGTCTATCGAGGCAGGCGGGTTTATCAAGGCAGGCGAGTTTATCGAGGCAGGCAAGTTTATCGAGGCAGGCGAAGATTATGGAGTATATGCAGGGCTAAGGATGAGAATATCTGATATGAAAGAAAGAGGATATGTCAAAGCTCAAGAAAAACCCGAAAATCTTATGTGTGGATATTGGGAGGGTGAAGGATATGAGATATGAAGACCATCCGCTTTTCTGGAAACCGACATTAATCGGTTATCGCGGGATATGTAAGAATCGTGATATTTCGATTGTATATAAAGATGAAGCCGTGGAGTATGCCATGAGTAAACTAGGATATGAGAAAAACCCATATGCAGAGCCAGATGAACAGATGACAAAAGAGTTTGAAAGTATGATTGTTGATTGGTTTTATAGCGGTGACTGGATAGAGGTACGAGAGGGTGAAGAAAATGAGTGGTAAAAATATATTTCAGCGCATATCTGCTGTAATGCAGGATGTACAGTATCTTGCAAAAGACGACCAAATAGAGTTTGGCAAGACAAAATATCGAGCGATTTCAGAGGAAAAAGTTACAACAACCATAAGAAAAAGTCTGATTACTCACGGTATTGTCATAGTACCGGTAAAGCAAGAGCACAGTAAAGACGGTGTTTTAACTACGGTTGATGTTACATACCGAATCCAAAATGTAGAGGATGAAAGCGACTATATAGAAGCTGTGTCCAGTGGTACAGGTGTAGATACGCAAGACAAAGGTGTGGGTAAAGCTATGACTTATGCATATAAGTATCTTCTTTTACGCACCTTTGCGATTCCTACAGGCGAAGACCCTGACAAAATTTCAAGCGCAGAGCTGGATGACCGATTCAACCGAGAGCAAAAAGTTGAGTACATAGACGATATAAAGAAAAAAGTACTTTTGGATTCTCTTGAAGAGCTCGGAAAAGACTTAGAAAGCACTTTGGTTTACCTACAAGGGAAATACCCGACTACAGCACCTAAAAATATTAATGAAATTACATTAGAACAATTTACACCTTTAATTAAAATGCTTGAAAAAAGTAAAGAAAAAAGAGCACAGGAAAACGCAAAATGACGGAGATAACTTTTGAAAAAGCAAAGTGGATGACTGATAGTGAAGGTATATGGCTTATGCTTCAAGCAAAAGAATCCGGTGTTGTGAAGCACTTTTGCCAATCGAAAAAAGATAAGCAGTATACAGCAAGACTAAAAGAGGACTACGGGAAACGCTCCTTAGATGCCAACGCATACATGTGGGTTTTATGCGATAAAATAGCAAAAAAACTAGAGACGACAAAAGAGAATGTTTATCTTGAAATGATTCGCAGGGTAGGAGTATGGGAGTACTTGCTTCTTCCTGACAAAGCTATTGAAAGCTTTACAAGACATTGGGAAGCCGGAGGATTGGGAAACATCGTCAAGACTATAGACGGAAGCAAAGTGAAAGATTGCACAAGGGTTATCGTATACTACGGTTCATCGACTTACGATAAAAAAGAAATGGCAGCCTTGATAAATGAGGTTGTGTTTGAGGCAAAAGAGCAAGGCATTGAAACATACACGCCGGAGCAACTCGCAGCCTTGACGGACAGGTGGAAGAATGAAGAAGAGAACAAAGGCACTTGATATATCAAAGGCGGTCAAAGACAAAGTATGGGACAGGGACGGACACGAATGCATTATATGTCATAGTCCATACGCCATGCCAAACTCACACTATATCGCACGTTCGCAAGGTGGACTTGGTATAGAGGAGAATATCGGCACAATGTGTATGCAGTGTCACCATGATTACGACCATACACCGCAAAGAAAAGATATCAAGGAAAAGTTCAAGCAATATTTACAAAGTAAATATCCAGATTGGAACGAATCAAAATTAATTTATAGAAAGTGGTGGAATTTTTGAACAATGCAGTTTTAATCGGTCGATTAACCGCTGACCCAGAGCTAAAGCATACACAAAACGGCAATGCGGTAACAGGCTTTAGCATAGCTGTTGACCGTCCATATCAAAAGGCAGGAGAAGAAAGACAAGCGGACTTTATCGACATTGTAGCGTGGAGAGGTACAGCAGAGTTTATCTGCAAATATTTTAAAAAGGGCAGAAAGATAGCCGTTCAAGGAGCTATCCAAACCAGAAGCTACACAGACAAAGACGGCAATAAACGAAAAGCCTTTGAAATCTTAGCGGAAAAGGTAGATTTTGCAGACAGCAAGCAGGAAAAGCAAGGTGCTGATGTGCAGTACACACCTGAAAACGGAGGTTTTGAGGAAATCATGGACGACGGGGATCTTCCCTTTTGATAGGTGATACGATGAATATTGTTGATTACATATTAGAAGGAAAAGAAAATGCGGTTACTCGTGAAGAGTTAACAAAATTATTAGGCTATGATGATAGAGCGATAAGAGCCTTCATTGAAGAAGCACGAAAAAAATACTGCATAATAAACGACCAAGACGGAGAAGGGTATTATCGCCCCAAATCGAACAGTCTTGAAGATAGATTGAAAGCCGAACGCTGGCTAAATCAAGAGAAGTCAAGAGCAAATGCAACTCTTGCCAGCTTAGAGGGTGCAGAAAAGTTTTTAAATAATAACTAAGTCGGATATATACGGGGGTTCCCTGATTGTTTGCATTAGCGGGTGGTCTTGGCGTTTCCGTACGGCAGATAGTTAAAAATCGGAGGAAACTATGAAAGATGGTATTCCATATTTTCCTTTGGATTGTGAATTGGACAGTAAGTTTGAGTTAATAGAAGCAGAATTTGGTTTACAAGGATTTGCAGTAGTCGTCAAGCTCTTACAGCGCATTTATGGGGGCGAAGGTTACTATTGTGAATGGACAAAAGAGGTTGCATTGTTGTTCGCAAAGCGCAACGGTACGGGTGGCAATGTCGTTTCTGAAATAGTAGAGGCTTCTATAAAAAGAGGTATTTTTGATAAAGACATGTTTGAAAGATACGGGATTCTTACATCAAAAGGAATCCAGTTAAGGTATCTAAAAGCAGTAGACCGCAGAAAGCAAGTCAAAATCAAAAAGCAATACCTCTTGGTTGAGTGCGCCCTTTTACCGAAAAATGTATGCATTATCGAAGAAAATGTAAACATTTTTCAAAAAAACGCTGACATTTCACAACAAAGGAAAGAAGAGGAAAGTAAAGTAAAGAAAAGTAAAGGAGACACTATATGCGCGCATGTGCCGTTTTCTGAATTTTGGATGTTGTATCCTAAAAAGCAAGCAAAGGCAGCAGCAGAAAAAGCATACTTAAAGATAAAGCCCGATAGGGCATTATTTGAAAAGATGAAAAAGGCACTGGAAGCGCAAAAAGCATCTTTTGATTGGCAAAAAGAAAACGGCAGATATATCCCACTGCCGGCAACATGGCTAAATGGGAAAAGGTGGGAAGATGAAACAGCTGTGGAGACAGCAAAACCCAAGAGAGAAACCACTTACGATTTGGACGATTTTGAAAACTTTGATTTGGGGGAGTATTTATGATGACACAGTTCACGGTATTAGGAGCACCGCGGGGAAAAGAAAGACCACGAGCTGCAAAGCTTAGGGACAGAACGGTTGTATATACACCGAAGAAAACAAGGGATTATGAGAGAGAAATTGCAACAGCTTATCTGACACAGTGCAGAGGTATGTTTTCAGGTGCGGTATCTGTCACGATATGTGCATACTTTCAAATTCCCAAGAGTACATCAAGAAAAAGAGTTCTGGAAATGATTGTTGATGAAATAAAGCCAACAAAAAAACCTGATGCAGACAATATCGCTAAAGCGGTATGTGATGCATTAAATGGAATCGCCTATAAAGACGATTCGCAGGTAGTGGACTTAACTGTCAGAAAGCACTACTCCAAATTTCCCCGTGTGCAAGTTTTTATTTCGGAGGCTTAACAATGGAACATCTAACTGAATTTTACCCCGCATTTAAGCAAGTGGGAGTAAAAAAGACGGGAGGAAAGGGCTGCGCGATTATCTGCAAAGATAACGACTATGAGTGTAAGCGTTGCCCTTTGCAAGAGGCATTGGACAAGCTGTATAGGCTGGAAAGGGAAAAAGAATGAAATGTATTGGTTGTTATTATTACAGGAGCATATCGCAAGGAAACACAAGAAATGATTACTGCTGTCACTATTTGATAGATACAGGGCAGTTAAGGAAAATCCCCCCCGAAGAGTGTTATATGCATGGGGGCACCCCATACTTAAAGCAAAAAAGACCTAGCCGAAGCCGAAAATGGGGCACAAAAAAGTTTACATTAAATTCAAAAGGATGATTTAAAAATGAAAATAGAAAAGGAATTACGCGCATTAAGAGAGTTTCACCATATGACACAAGTACAGCTTGCTGATAAGGCGGGCATATCTGTGACTACGCTCCGAAAGATGGAAAGAGGAGAAAGGGTAAAGTTGGATGTTTTGGAGCTGATAGCCGAAGCACTGGGAAAGAAAGTAGCCGTGACATTGATTTAAAAGGAGAAAAAATATGAACCTATATTTATTAACGCAAGATGTAAACGTGGATTACGATACATATGATTCTGTTATTGTTTGCGCAGAGAGCGAAGAAGAAGCAGTGAAAATACACCCTGATGGAGAATATCGGTGGGACGATACCTGGGCAGAAAATCCTAGTCTTGTGAAGTGCCGAAAAATTGGAGTAGCCGATGAATCTATAGAAAAAGGCGTTGTTTTGGCTTCGTTTAACGCGGGGTAATCAAATGACATTTTTAGACTTATTCTCCGGCATAGGAGGTTTTCGTCTTGCGATGGAGCAAGCAGGACACGTCTGTGTCGGTCACTGTGAGATAGACAAGTACGCAAATAAAAGCTATGTAGCAATGCATAAGCCAAGGGAGTGTGAGTGGTATGCAGATGACATTACAAGGGTTCGAGCAGAGGATATGCCAAGAGCAGACTGTTGGTGCTTCGGGTTTCCATGTCAGGACATCAGCATTGCAGGAAAACAGCGAGGTTTCGCAGGACGGCGTTCTAGCTTGTTTTTTACAGTTACGGGACTTATTAGGGGACAAGCGGAAGAAGATAGACCCTCTTACTTACTCATTGAAAACGTTAAAAATTTACTTAGCATTAACCGAGGGGTCGATTTTGCACGGCTCCTCATGGAGTTGGATGAAATCGGGTATGATGCAGAGTGGGCGGTTCTCAACACTTCCGATGTCCTCCCTCAAAACAGAGAAAGAATTTTCATTGTTGGACATCTTAGAGGACGAAGTACCCGAAAAGTATTTCCTATCGGAGGAGTTAGTAGAGCGATTAAGGTACCACAATTAGCTTGTGGAGACTATAGATATGATAAAGGATTACGTTTGCGTTATAGTGGAGTTTCTCCATGTTTATGTGCAAGTACAAAGAAAATGGTATCAAGAAACGATTTATCTAGTTCAATTTTTGTAGTTGGAAACATAAATCCTAGTAAAAAAGGAATGGGAGGGCGAGTTGTAGATTCTATTGGAATTTCACCAACGTTAACAGTTAATAAAGGAATTGGTGAAAAAATATTAGTAAGAGAGAATACAAAGTTAGGCTATAAAGATGCAGAGCATGGAGACTCTATTAATTTAGCATATATGAATAGTGAAAATAGAAGAGCTAGAGTTGGAAAGCAAATAGTTAATACATTAACAACAAGTTGTAGTCATGGAGTATTATTATCAGGAAGAGTTAGAAGGTTAACACCTTTAGAATGTTGGAGATTACAAGGGTGGCCTGATGAATATTTTTATAAAGCTGCTAGTGTTTGTAGTAATACTCAGCTGTATAAGCAAGCTGGAAATGGAGTAACAGTATCTGTTATTTATGAGATAGCTAAAAAGTTAGAGTAATATAAGAGTTGAATATATGGAATAGACTTTAGTAAATAAACTAGAGTCTATTTTTATTATATAAAGAATTTGGATAATAATTTATGTTATAATAGTTACATTGAAATACCGCTAAGGATGGAGCGGTGGTTGTACGTTTTCCACCTGGCTATTGGTAAAAATATTTTTTACTAATGAGCAAAAGGTGGTGGTATTGGTTATGCTAGACACTATGTTTATAGGTTCAGTAGTCATTATATTAATAAATATGATATTGAAACATAACAGTGTTATGTGATTGGTGACTATTACAAAATAAAATTGGAAGCGGCATACCTGTCTGGTCAGCTCTTACGATTTCTGACGGGTTAAAGTATATAAGCGATAGCTATAAAATTGCTATGGTTTACAACTGTGACAGCGCTCCTATGCTGGTCCTTGAAAACAAGTACTCATATAGCTGGGATATTTGCATTAGTGCAAGCGAGGTGTCGTCAGGAGTTGCTTTCTACTCATACGATGACATTGCACAAGCTTTCAGCAACTACGGAGTATATGCGGCTCAGGTCTGATATTACAACATAGTAACTATTCAAGTCAAATAATAATCGGGCCGATCAAAATGTTCCACCGGAACATCTTACTCGGTCTTTTTCGTAGTATCGATAATTCAA